ATCGAAAGAAATCACTTCCTGTAATTCATTTAATATACACTGTCTAGCTGCTTCAATACCAAGAGTACGATAAACTTCTTGAATATCATTTGTAATTGTTTTGGTGCTATCTATTTCTTCAATTGAAAGAATATCATATAAATTACTACCAACAGTATCTAGAACCCAAATTTCTTCAGGAACATAATTACCTTCTTTCTTTCGCATATAATTAGCTATTTTTCTAATAATAATCTTGGGAATATTCTTGACACCCTTTAAAATAATATTGTTAAGAAGATTATCTTGTAAATTTTTAAGAACGTAAATTTCATCACTCTGGTCTAAGCTTTTCTTTTTACTTTTAGATAAATTAACAATTCTAATTCTAAGAACAAGATTGTCTTTATTGAAATCACTATAAATACATTGTACTTCTGTTTTCAAGCTGTTTTTAACAGCAAAATGAATTTCATCCATAGTAATATTTCTTTCAAGCATTTCTTCTTTTGAAATCTCAAAACGAATAATCCATTTTGAAAAATTGTCTGATTCACTGAACTCACTCTTAAAACCATTGTCAGCCATTAATTTTTCAAATTCATAATATTCTTCAATGATTTCAGCATCTTCTGTAATATTTGTAGAATCAATCTTAGGGTCGAAACATATTGATACAGTATTTGTCACGTCGCGAAGGTTTGTATATTCAAGGTTATACTTGATTTCCTGTGCTTTTTGAAGATTTGTACAATCCTCGTCACGTAGATATATTGTAACCGATGGGTTTTTTGGATTTTCAGAAAGGGATAATATTTCTTCAATACGTGGAACACCGCGAGTTACATTAGATTTTGAAGCTACACCCGCAAAATGGAATGTATTAAGAGTCATCTGTGTGGTGGGTTCACCAATACTCTGCGCTGCTACCATACCAACCATTTCACCGGGATGAACAATGGCTTTCTTAAAGTTGTAATGTAACATTTCCAAAAGATAAATAACAGCCTTTTTATTGAAACGACGAATAGTTAATAACTCTTTTGGTGATAGATAGTAATACCATGCTACTTTAAACAAATCAGTCGGTTTTATATACTGATTTTGGCTTATTTCATTTAATTTTTTTTCAATTAAATAATAAACTTCCATTGGTGTAATATCAACAATATTATTGTCGGTGATAAACAAATTATTTTGAACATTATTGATAATCCTTTGAAAATGTACAGGGATATGAATATTAATATTAGATTCATAGTTAAATACATTAGCAACCATTTCATCTCTTTTTTCCATAATAAATTTAAGAATTTCTTTTGTTTTCATAATAAGTTCTTTTTTCTGCTTTTTAAATCTTTTCTTAGCATCATTGTTATAATTTGATATCATAAAGTTGCGAACATCTTTATCATTTGGCATTTGGAAATGCGAATATATTTCTTCCTGGTTCATTTTAACAATGGGCAATTTAATGGTTTCAACCTTCATCGTATTAATACCATCAGTACCATATTCAAACTGAATAATTTTGTTTTTATTATTTCTAACCGTCATATCGTATCTCACACTTAAATCTTCAAGCGACTTAATAAGTCGCCTTTGAATATATCCCGTAGAACTAGTTTTCACAGCTGTATCAATTAGACCAGTTCGCCCTCCCATAGCATGAAACCATAGTTCTTCAGGTGTTAAACCCTGGATAAACGAACTCTCGACAAACCCTCTGGCTTCTGGAGAATCATCATATTTTGTGAAATGTGGCAGTGTTCTGTCTTCAAAACCATATGGGATTCTTTTATTATCTACATTTTGCTGCCCAAGACAAGAAATCATCTGAGCAATATTAATATTGTTACCCTTGGAGCCAGCATTTACCATAATGATGAAACGATTGTTTTCATCCAAACTTTTTCTTCCAATACTACCCGCATCTTTTTGTGCTTTATTTAGAATTGAATTAACTCTTGTTTCAAATTCAACTTTATTGCTTTTCCCGGAGTTATTTTCAAAAACATTATAGTGTAACTGGTTAAGTAGTTTCATTACATCTTTCTTTTTATTTTTAACAGCATCGAGAATTTGATTATTTGTTGTATCGTCAGCAATTAAATCGCTGATACCAACGCTATATGAAGAGAGTTTCATATATTCAGTGACAATTGATTGAATATTATCAATGAAATTGGTGGCATGTTTATAACTGTAATCGTTAAATATGGATTGAATCAAACCTTTTGAACGGGCACCCAACGTACCTTTATCAATTTGTCCTCGAATGTATTTACCATTTACAATTTCAATAATTTTGTTTGAAACTTTTTTGTTTTCATCGGATGAAAACTGACTATTAGGAAATCTACAATTCATAGGTGGAAGAATTTGAGATAAAATTTCAAAGCTTGTAATGTCTTTATTTTTAAACAAATCAATATCTACAGTATTATTGTACATAAGTAAATTCATCGCAGTTCTTTTATTAAATATAATATCTTTTCTAGTAAATCTATAGCAACCTAAAAGCGAATCTTGGAATATACCAACAATAGATTGGTGATTGGCTGGACTTATAATTTGATGTGGAACAGCAGCCAAATGTAGCAACTCACATTGTGCTTCCTCACTCTGTGGTCCATGCATATTCATTTCATCACCATCAAAATCAGCATTATATGGCTTTGTATCACCGACATTCATTCTAAATGTATTTCCTTCCCGCATGACCTTTACTTCGTGACACATCATAGACATTCTATGTAAAGTAGGCTGCCTGTTAAATAAGACGGGATCGCCATCAATCAAATGTCTATGAACAATATCACCCTCGTTGAGTTCAAGTGTTTCTTTTTCAACATATCTAAGAGATATACTTTCTCCATTTTTTCTTTCAAGAACATTAGCACCCGGGTGTATATTTGGACCATTCATTACCAAACTTGTTAAAAACGCTTTGTTTCTTTTATTTACTTTCGCAGGAAAAGTAATATTTTTTGCTATTTTTAAAGGAACTCCCAATTCTTTAATACTTAAATTAGCATCAGGTGTAATAACAGAACGCGAAGAGAAATCAACTCTCTTACCCTGTAGATTTCCTCTGACGCGACCTTGTTTTCCAATCAATCGTTCTTTAATAGATTTAAGAGCACGACCGGAACGCTGGGCAACAGATGCTACACCCGGAATTTTGTTATCAACCATAGTAGCTACATAGTATTGTAGAACAGTAGCCCAGTCATCAATTACTTTAGATGGGGCACCCTGTTGTATTTTTTCTTGAAGAGTAGTGTTTGCTTTAATAATGTTAACAATAATATGTGATATATCATCTTCACTTCGCTGTTGTGAATCATGTTTTACGGAAGGTCTAACCGCTGGAGGAGGTATAGCTAAAGTTTGGCAAATAAACCATTCGGGTCTTGACCATATAGGACTAAATCCCATAAAATTAATATCTTCGTCACTAATTCTTTTGAGGATTCGGAGAATACTTTCGGGGGTAAGCTTAATAGTAGGCTTTTCTTTCACATTTCCTTCTTCATCAACAACGCCCTCCATTTTTTCCCACTCCGCATAAATTTCAGCCAAATCTTGTTTGTAAATTTTCCTTGGTTGTTTACATCCACAACCTTCTTCAGTAACTTCACCACATCTTTTAATTTTGTTAGCATGTTTAAATATGAAATCCCATCGTTTTTTTGGAGTTAATTCTTTTAGGAAATTATACTTTTCCTTACTAATTAAAAGTTTTCCACATTTAATACAAACACATCGCAAAATTTTAATTAATGTATTTAAATATTGAATATAAAACACAGGTTTGGCTAATTCTACATGTCCAAAGTATCCGGGAGTTTTCATATAATCTAATCCATCAGTAGGACAAATTAATCCAGGCTCTAAAACACCCATCCTTGGATCAAAAAGACCATTCAGTACAGGTTTATTATTAATATATGTGTCTCGTGTTCTTATTTCGGCAACTGACCCTTTTCTAATAGCGTCTGGACTTAAAACACTAAATTGAATGCCAAGTATTTTTGATGGTTTAATTTTATTTTTTCCATGATTTACAGACATTATTATACTTATAATAAAATAATTAGATTATATTGTTTAAATCAATTTTATTTTTTGTAAAATACTTTTGATAAAAAAAATTGATAAAATAAAATATTTATTAATTATTTAAAAAAAAATATATATTTGATTTATAATGGACGAAAATGAAAAAATAAAGAAATCCCCTAAAACATCCAAGAAAAAGAAGAAAGTGAGAAAGTCTCGTGTTCGTCCAGTATCAACCGATGATGACCCAGATGATAGTGATTATATACCTATTCTTGACGATGATGATATTACAACAGATAATCAGGCATATATGGAATTTTTAAATGAATTATTCCCTTCTAACTACATGAAAAATAAATTAAATCAAGAGAAAAGGAATAGTAACAAAAATAGTAACAAAAATAGTAACAAAAATAGTAACAAGAATAGTAAAAAGAAAAAAGCTTTTAACAAATTAAAGAAAAATGCGAATAATAAATCAAATGGTAAAATTAAAAAAATAAATAATAAAGGTGGTAATAAAAAGAAAAAGAATATTAAAAATAATAAGAAAAAGAATACAAAGAAAGAAAATATTGAAATGGATGTTGATGAATTTCCAAGTGATGAAGATGAATTGTTAGATGAACAAGAAGAGATGATGATTAATCCTACAAAATTTAATATTATTTATACAATTGGTGGTAGAGGAAAGGCATTTAATAATGAATACGAAAACGATTATGACTGTGATACAGAAACAGCTGAATCAGAAAGTGATAATAATAATTCGGATAGTAGTATAGATCCTAAAGATTTTGAAGATGTAGAGATTGATGATATTACTGAAGAAGAATGGGAAAAACTTATGAGGAAACAAGAAGAGCAACATATTGAAGAAGAGCGGGTAAGAAAGAAAATGTTAAAATCTCTTAAAGTTGGCGACAAAGTAAAGGTTAAAAAGAGAACATGGGAAAAAAAGTATGTCGGAACAATTAAAAAAATATACAATAAAGATGGTGAAAAACAATTATATGATATCAGACTGGAAAATAACGAGTTCGAATTGTTGAAGAAGATGAGAGAATATGTTATTATTGAGAAGTTTGAAAAAAGTAAAAATACAGTACCAAAGTCAATACAAAAATTGTTACGGTTGAAAGAAAAAAACCCCAAAAAATATGAAAAAGAACTAGAAAAATATGAGAAAGAAATGAAAGTTTATCATGATAAAATAACGGAGAAAAAAGAGAAAAAACTAAAACAGAAAAATGTAGATAGATTTAAAAAGATGATGAAAGAAAAAAATAATACAAATGATTTATCATATTTTAAAAATATGAAAGTTATTGAACAAAAAAATATATTGCGCAATTTGTTTGAAATAAATAAAATGACTACAGTAGATAAACCATATAAGCTGTCATTAATAGAAGCGCCAATCCCACCTAATATTAAAGCTGTTGCTATGAAAAAGGTGAATATGCTATCTATGATGGACCCATGTTCAGGTGATTACTATAAAAATAAATTATGGGTTGACACATTTATGAGTATTCCATTTGGTAAATACAATTCACTTCCGGTAGATTTTAAAAATGGTGAAGGAATTCAAGAATGTCGTAAATTTATGGAAGACTCTAAGAAAGTTTTAGATGATTGTGTGTACGGATTAAATGATGCCAAAATGCAGATTATGCAGATGATTGGTGGTTGGATTAGTAATCCCAATGCTGTTGGTACTGCTATTGCTATTCAAGGTCCAATGGGCACAGGTAAAACTACACTAGTAAAGGAAGGCATTAGTAAAATTCTAAATAGACCTTTTGCTTTCATACCATTGGGTGGTGCGACCGATAGTAGTTATCTTGAAGGTCATTCATATACATATGAAGGAAGTATTTGGGGAAAGATTGTTGATGTACTTATTCATAGTAAATGTATGAATCCAGTGTTTTATTTTGATGAATTAGATAAGGTAAGTAACACACCAAAAGGAGAAGAAATTATTGGAATATTGACACATCTTACAGATACTACGCAAAACTCTCAATTCCATGATAAATATTTTTCAAACTTAGATTTTGATTTAAGTAAAGCACTATTTATATTTAGTTATAATCATGAAGACAAGGTAAATGCTATTCTTAAAGATAGAATGTATAGAATTAAAACAAAGGGATATGAGAAAATGGATAAAAAGGTTATTGCTAGTAAATATTTAATTCCAAAAATAGAAAAGAATATTAATTTTAAAAAAGATGATATCATTATCCCAGACGAAACAATTGAGTATATTTGCGAG